ATACAGAAGAAGAGGAAGATGCAGGTTATAAACCCAGCATCTTTTTTGATTTTGATACTGGAGACTTTGTTACGCTTCACGATGGAAAATTAAAAGAGGCATCTGGGTTCGAGGCGTGGGTGCAATGGTGTTACAAAACGATCATGACACAAAGATACGCTCATGAAGGATATTCCACCGACATTGGGATTGACTATGAAAGTGCCTTGCAAGCGGATAGCCGTGAAGAGGCAGAAAGCATTTTACAAAGAGAAATCGAAGAAGCATTGATGGCTGATCCGTCCGAAAGAACTTTGTACGTTGGGAATATTATGTTTCAATGGGAAGCAGAACATTGTCTTGTAACAGTACAGGTGCAGGGTATTGATGGAGATATAGAAATACAGACACAATTTGAAAGTGAGGTGGTCTAAAAATGGCATTGGAAGCAGAAGAACTAGAATTGCCAGATTTCTTGAATAATTCGAGTGAAGAGGAAATCCATGAAAAGATGCTTAGCAATCTTCCAGAAGATATTGATAAATCCGAAGGCGGCTTTCCTTGGGATTTTACACGTCCGACAGCGATTGAGATAGCAGAGCTAAAAGAATATGTGCTTGTGGAAGTATTGAAAAGTCTTTCGCCGGTAACCTGTGAAGAATCTTACCTATTGGATTACCACGCTGATGGAAGAGGTCTTGTACGAAGAGAATCGGTAAATGCAACAGGATATGTGACTGTTACAGCAAAAGCCGGTCTTGTTATTCCTTTAGGATATGGTTTTTCTACAGAAGCAGATGACGAAGGAAATACGATAGATTTTGTAACAACAGAGGAAGTTACGGTCGATTCTCTTGGAAATGCAAAGATTCCAATTGAGGCAGCAGAAGGAGGATCTGCAAGCAATGTTGGAGTAAATACGATCGTATTACATACTGGAGATGAGACAGGAGAACTGCTCGATGAAATAATCTCTGTTACAAATGAGGAAGCTGTTACAGGCGGTTTGGATGAAGAGGACGATGATACTTTAAGAGAACGAATTGTTGAGTATGATCGAAGCCATGACATTTCCTATGTTGGAAATGTGGCAGACTATAAACGATGGGCATTGTCAGTTCCCGGTGTTGGTGCAGTTACTGTGATACCAGCAAAAGATGACTCTGGAATAATCAAGATCATCTTAATGGATCAGAACGGAGTACCAGCATCGAAGCAGATTCAAGATGCTGTGTATGATTATATTATGCGTCCAGATAGTGAATCAGATCGCTTAGCACCGCCCAATGCTGTATTAGAGATAACGGCTCCTGAAACAGTAGTAGTTAACATATCAGCTGTGGTTTATTTGAGAGAAGCAGAAATTGGCGATGTGCAGAATGATTTGAAAGCTGCACTTCAGTCATATTTGTTAAATGTTTCATCGAATGATAGTGCGGTTAGAATATCAGCGATCAACAGTATCCTTGGAGCTGTATCAGGTATCTATGATTATGACAGTATACAAATCAATGGAGTGTCAAAAAATGTAGACCTTGAATCTGGACAAATGCCGGTTTTAGGAACAGTAACAATAACGGAGGGATAATACTATGTGGTATAAAACAGACCTTATGGAGCAAATCCTGACGAGTGAAAGTGCAAAACAAATGATTGACTATGTATCGCCGATTTATGGGAAATCAAGAATCGGACTTTGGCTGTTCCAAGTGATCGGACTTGAGATAGATGACGTAAAAACAATATGTGAAGATATATTTGATCAGATATTTGTTGATCGTGCTACATGGGGGCTCCCTATTTGGGAAAAAGAATACGGAATAACGCCGCTTCCAGATCAGACGATTGAGCAGAGAAGAACACAGATTTTGCAAATGAGGATAAAAAGGCCTTTGAATCCTAAAAGGTTTGAAAAGATCATAGAAGCTTTGAGCGGTGTAGAAACAAAGCTAATAGAAAATACAGCAAAAAATACATTTCAAGTCAATCTTTATGGCGAAGTAAATAATTATGATGAAGTAGTAAGAAGAATTGACGAATTGAAACCAGCACATTTATTGTGCGATATTCGTGTTTCGGACGTTATAGAATCAGAGACGGCATTGAATTATGCTATTGTTTCAGGCTCTTGTGAATATTCTTCTTCGATCGTTAGTGAGGTATAAAATCATGTGGGAAAATACAGTAATTACAAATGCAGGTATTGAATTATTAAAGAATGCCTTAAGTGGAGAAACAATAACAGTAACAGCGATCAAGTCTGGTGCTGGTAAAGTTGACGTTAGTGCTTTGAAAAGTCAGACGGCGGTATCATCAATTAAGCAGTCTGGAACAGTACAGGGCGTGACAAAAACAAACGAAACAATCAAGATAGGAGTATTGTTTTCAAACGCTGGTTTATCTGCCGGATACAGCATGACACAGCTTGGAATTTATGCAAAAGGATCAACCGGAAGTGAAGTGTTGTTTGTGATTTCTCAAAGTACAACAGGGAAAGAAGTTCCGGCAGAATCGGCTATGCCGTCATGGTCGTTAGTACATAATTTTTACATCAAGCTTAATAATGATGTAAAAATGACAGCAACGGTTGATCCAGAAGGGTACGTTACATTTGAAACTATGCAGACAGCGTTAAATACGCATACAGGAAACAAGAGCAACCCTCATAGTGTTACTAAGTCGCAAGTAGGCTTAGGGAACGTTCCGAACGTAGCGACAAATGATCAGACACCGACATATTCAGATACAACAACTCTTGTGACTTTATCAAGTGGCGAGAAAATATCTATTGCATTTGCAAAGATTAAACTTGCAATTACAACTCTGATTAATCATCTTGCGAATAAAAGTAATCCTCATAGTGTTACCAAAAGTCAGATTGGATTAGGTAATGTCGAAAACAAAAGCAGTGCAACGATTCGCGGAGAAATGACAAAAGCTAACGTGACAAAAGCTCTTGGATATACGCCAGCAACTCAGAGCGATATGACGAATGCACAGGATGCTATTACGCAGCTAAATTCTGAATTATATGGATTACACCTGCATTTGCTACATCTATCTGGCACAACGGATGAATATGGACAACTTTGGGTAGGAGATACCGGTATAAATTTAAGTGATGTTAAATTTATTGATTGTGTATCTAACACTTTCACAAGACCAACTAATCCATATGGAATAGTTAACCTTGAAGGAATCGAAGGAGATTCTTTAAAATTCCGATTGGTAGCAACCAACAATACTGTTTTTGGAAATTATCACATTGATAAGTACGTCGCTCTTGTATATAAATGTTGATTTAATCAAATTGTATAATGTGACGCGGGATCATTACATTTGCAATAACAACACCATTAATGCTGTCCTTACATCTTACTTTAACAGTATTATTTTCAAATGTTACATACCCAGTGTTTCCTATAGGTGTCCAGTTATAACTCAACACCTCACACGGTGCAAAAATTGCCCTAACAAAATGACCATTATCCGGAATGTTACATAGTATCTGATCAGTGTTTCCACCTGTCAAATTTCCTGATTTATAGATCATTATCATTGCAACATTCTTGTTAAGTGTTATTTCGATTCCACCAGCCGAATGTGAATCAAATTCTAATTCAGAATTTAGCTGCGGAGTTATGGATACACTCTGCAGCGTAATGGAATATAATTCACGTATAACAAACACACAAAGGAGAATGTATTATGCGTGACAGAATTATAAGCAATGTTTTGATTAAAATGGGCAATAGAATCAAGAAAAAAGAGCTAGATTATCTTGAAAATGTGCTGGTAGAAGAGTTCCGAGATGTACAGATTAAGAAAGAATCGACGGAATTGACGGAATACAATGATAGTTTAAGGAAGCTAAAAGATACGTTCCTTGCGACGCTGATTGTAGAAAATAAATCCAACAGAACGATTGAACAGTATAATTTACATCTAACACAGTTTGTAGATTATTTCACTGCAAAAGAAGCAAAAGACATAGATGCAACCGATATTAGGGGATTTCTATATGCGTATAAGCAAAGCAGAGGCATATCGAATTTATCATTAAACAATAAGCGATCAGCGATATCTTCGTTTTTTAGTTGGTTGGCTGATGAGGAGTACATTGATAAGGATCCGACCAGAAAAATAAAGAAAATTAAGGTAACGAAGAAGAAAAAGAAAGCATTTACTTCCGACGAAATGGAGAGAATGCGTATAGCGTGTACGGACATAAGAGATAGGGCACTTATAGAAATGCTTGCATGTACAGGATGCCGTGTTTCGGAGTTAAGTAATATAAGCTTAAATGATGTGGATTTTTTGAGAAAGAAAGTACGAATTGTAGGGAAGGGAGATAAAGAAAGGACAGTATTCTTTTCAGATACCGCTATGATTTATCTCAACAGATACTTAGAAACAAGGCAAGATAATAATATTGCTCTGTTTACATCTAAGCGATTTCCTTATGATCGATTACGAAAGGATGGAATTGAGCGAGTAGTAAGAGATTTAGGAAGAACATGTAATGTATTTGCACATCCACATAAATTCCGACGGACGTTATGTACGCAATTGATTAAGCGAGGCATGCCGCTTCAGGATGTTGCGATCTTGTTAGGTCATGCAGACATTAATATGACTGCCGGTACATACTATGATGCTTCAGACGATATGATTGAATATGAATATATTCGTTATGCAGCTTAAAGAATAATGATCAATCTAATATATAAACTATTAAATCTGCTTAAAAGGGAAGGAGATTTTATTTTTATGCGAAAAAATATTATAAAAAACAGATCGCCATGCTAAATAGCTATGGTAACGATAAATAGAAAACTCAACAACACAACTAAATTCTGATAAAGAATACAAAACTTATTCTACTGATGGAATCAGCATAGAAATAAATAGCCAGTGTGCTATGTTTTATATCAGAAAAAGCAAAAGTTTGACAGGTGGAAATACAACTCAAACTTTATTAGATTTACCTAATGGTATCACTTTAAAAAATGAAGTTTTCGCTCCTTGCGAAATCATTGACGGAAGCTGGACTCCATACGGAAATACCGGCTACATAAACGCCAGAAACGGACAGATAAATGTGCGATGCAAAGACAGTACGTCTACCAGTATAATCATTGCTATGTTTACAGTTCCTAGGTATTTTATACAATTTAGTTAAATTATATGAAATTTTATTTAATCCCAAAAACTCTTATGTATTTAACGCCATGATCAGCAGACAGTTTTACAGTTGTAGCAGTATCGCTTGCATATGTAAACGATACTGCAGATATCGTGCTGTCATTCGAACCATGAGCCACGAAGCTATAGGATTTTCCTATTTTTTCGAAGATAACCCTTGGAACAGTTACAATACTGCGAATATCATCATCACTAGCACCGAACGCAAACACAATAAATTTGTAATCACTTAGTTTTCGATCACCATAATGATTAATTGTTTGACTTGTTGTCGAAACAGATGTTCCTACTATGATTGTATCGTAATCAGAATTTAGTTGTGTTGTTGAGAAAAAAGAAAGGAGAAAAAATGGCAGTAAAAACAGTACAAGCGACTATTAACGGTCAAACATACACATTGACTCTTAACAGCTCGACTGGAAAATATGAAGCTACGGTAACGGCTCCGTCTAAGAGCTCGTACAATCAATCCGGACATTATTACGGAGTAACAGTTAAGGCAACTGATGAAGCAGGAAATACAACGACAAAAGATGCAACAGACAGTACGTTGGGATCATCTCTGCAATTAAAAGTAAAAGAAAAAGTTGCTCCTGTAATAGCGATTGTAAGTCCAACGTCTGGATCATATTCGGCAAATAACAAGCCTGTAATTACCTGGAAGGTAACCGATTCCGATTCTGGTGTTAATCCAGCAACAATCTGTATCACGTTAGATAGCGGTACTAAGGTAACAGGCGATGCGATTACTAAGACTGCGATCACAGGCGGATACCAGTGTACATATACACCTACAACAGCGTTGTCAGATGGAAGCCATACGATCAAGTTGGATGCATCTGATTATGATGGCAACGCAGCAGGTACAAACACAATTACAGTTGTCGCAAAAGATGGTGCTGGTAAGACAACTACAGTAACACGTACCGTTACGTTAGATACAGCGGCACCTGTGATCAAGAGTGTTACTTTAACACCGAACCCAGTCGATGCAGGAAAGACATTTATCATATCCGTTGAAGTAACGGACTAGGTTAGTTGTTATGGTAGTTCGACTAGAGGGAAACGTAAACGGAGAGTCAGTGATCTTAACTAGATCCGCTGACTCTTTAGATTTATGGGAGTCCGTTATACCAGCTACATTAAACGGAAGGTATGTAATCGGATTAACTGCATATGATGAGGCAGGGAATGTAAGTAGCTATTCTACATACATACTTACAGTAGATCTTAAAGCATTAAGAGTTTCACTGAAGCCTTTTGATTTGTATGCAACCTTGCACAACGAAAAATAAGAAGAAATAAAAGAGGAGGAGAACATGCAAAAAAAGAAAGTGATCATAATGCATCCGGGAGAATCCAGAACAGCAGTAATTACTATACATTCTATTAAGCAAGAGAAATTTACAATCGAAAGTGCGGAGTACTCGCTAATACGCATGAAAGACAAAGCTGAAGAAAGCACTGGAGTTTGTAATATTAAAGAACATGATATAGAAGCACTGATTTCTCCTCAAAAACGTGGTACCTATGTACTAAACATCAGATATGCAGTATTGGACGAAATCTTAATAGAGCATATAGAAGTGAAGGTGGTATGAGATGGCAGAAATCATTGAAATTAAGTCTGTAAGTCTGTCTCCTAACCCAGTACAGACTGGTGGAAAAGTTAAGATCAGCGTAGGACTTGAAGCAAACGAAAGTGATGTTGATTGCTTCTATTGCATATTTTCTTCCGAATTAGAAAAAAGTCAAGTAACAATGACAGCAACGGTGTAGCTGAGGAAGGAGACATATTGGAAGATGAATACTTAAGACGACACGAACATGAAGAGTTTGCCAAAGATGTAGATCGTGAGCATAAGAGACAAAACAAAAGAATTGCAGCATTAGAAGTGACAGTAAGACAGATCAATGATCTTACACTGTCTGTACAAAAACTTGCGATCAATATGGAACACATGCTCGTTAATCAGACAGAACAAAGCAAAAGGCTTGAAGAGTTAGAGAACCGAGATGGAGAGAAATGGAGAAGCGTTTCTATGTATGTCCTGACTGCATTAATCGGTGCAGTGCTCGGATTTGCACTCAAACAAGTTGGGATATAAGAAGGAGAGATAAGATGAAAGAATTATTTGAACAGAATAAGGTGTTTTTTTTGGCAGTGATCACAGTATTGATCATTGCTTTTTTAATTAAGAAACTGATCGACTATATCACAAAGAAAGGTCTTGAAGGAATCAGACTGGATGTGTACAAGCTGTTTGTAGAAGCAGAGAAAACCTTCCGAGCATCCAAGCAAGGACAGCAGAAATTTGATTATGTAATACATATGGCCAGAGGACTTTTACCTAAACCTATTCAATTATTTGTAAGCGAGAGCATGTTAAAAGAAGCTGTGCAACTGTGGTTTGACGGTATTAAAGATCTAC